AAACAATGCGATGACAGCATGCTTTGCGTCATCGTCTTGTTCGTATTGGTCAATCGAGAACGGTTTGTGCATGATGCGCTACTACCATTTCACCAATGAATTGTGCTACCTGTGGAACTACAGCGTTGCCTAATGCTCTAAGTCTGTCCACCCTGCTGGGAATCCCATAAGCCACTCGACCCACATCGGGTTCAGTTTCCCACCATTGCCTGCGCTCATTTGTCGCCTGTCTAATTCGGTTATCAACCCTGAAGATTCCATTCTGAACAGATGATTGCGATGCCCCTCCGACCCCCAACCATTCGCCGTTGGGGTCGGCCACATTTGCACCCAATCGGCTAGCCCCACTGAGTGTGAGGTTTCGCCGTTCTTCGATTTGCGTCTGCCCGTTGCCGTTAGTTCCATGTTCGGATGTTCCACCTCCTGGGTTGTCGGTGTGGGCAACAATGATGAGTCGGTCACGGCGATGATTTGCGCCAATGGAGGCAGCTGATACAACACGCCATTCTGCGTCATACCCGATGGAGGTAAGACATCCAATAACCTCGACTCCTCCCATAGAGAGATGTCCCCGAACATTTTCCAGGATTGCGTATTTGGGTCGTAATCTGCTAATGGCTGTGAGAACCCAGGGGAAGAGATGTCGAGGGTCGTCTGTTCCGTTTCGTTTGCCTGCGAGGCTGAACGGCTGGCATGGGTATCCTCCACAAATAACATCGGGTCGTTCGATGTTGTCCCAGTTGATTTGTTTGATGTCTCCATGATTCACCACCTGTGGCCAATGTTTTTTCAATATTTTTGATGCGTACGAATCGATTTCGGATTGCCATATGACACGCATGCCTGCCCGTTCTAATCCCAGGTCGAGGCCGCCGATGCCTGAGAATAAACTGCCTACTGTCAGCATGATGCGCCTAATCGTTTGGCAATTTTGTCGATGTCTGCCGGCCGCCACAAATACCATTCAGCGTGTTTGCTGATTGCTACAGCCCACATTTTTTGTGCTGGGGTCATAGCGCCTGCATCTGTTTTCAACTCTGCAAATATGAGGCCACGGTCACGATGTGCAAGTACCAGGTCGGGAAATCCTTTACCATCCGAACGCCATGCACCAGGTCGAACCTGATGTGGTGATGGGTGGAAGATTAGCCAGCCATTCATTTTGGCTATTTGTTCTACCTTGTCTTGAAACATGCGTTCAGACATACCTGTTTCAGCCATGACGAGCCCCGAACCATGTGCCGAGAATAAACATCAGCATCATTGACATGACAAATTGAATGAATTCAGTCATTGCTCACAGCCTTTGTTTGCCACTGGTCACGCTCAGCCTCGATTTGTCTGATGCGTTCGTGCAGCTGTGCAATTTCAATTTGTAAATCTTCAACCATGTCGGTCACTGTGCCTGCATCCATTTTTTTCCGTGAGTTCTTTTTTTGGATTTCACGATGCAGGTTTGCCACCTCTTGTTCCAGCCCACGGGCGTGGTCTAACAATTGGCGAACGGGGCATTTCAGTGAACAGCCCCAACCTTCACGGCATCCAATGTGGAACGGCATTTTGTCCAGGTTCAAAATGGGGCCTCCTCTGATTCATCGGCTGGTCGATATGTGCCATTTTTTAGGCTGTCAATTAGTGCTGTCATTTCTTGTTTGCCTAGCGATGCCAAATTTGCTGGCACGGGATAATCATGTTTTTTGAATAGTGATTTAGCGAAATTGACCTGTTTGTCGGATGCCATACCTGATGGCTGTGTCACAGTTACCTCAGGCATACGGGAATCTGTGCCTGATTCCATGCGTGGGCCGTTGCTGGTTTGTGGTGGCTGATTCATGCGTTGCACCTTTGCCATCTCTTCACGGCTGGGTCGTTTGTTGAAATCAGTACCTGCGAAATTGTGCAACGGAAACCCTGCAAGACAGCGGCCGAGGCTCGATGTTTCGCAATTTTCGACATGGCTGGTTCGGTTTACATTGCCAGCGCCTCTCACCTCTTCAGCGTGTCCAGTGGCAACAGGTACACCATCACACCAAATCGTGGTTTTGAACACGCACACATCAGCACCTGGGGCTGACAACATTTCGGATGTGACAGCGAAAAAGTGTTCGGTCGTTTTAGACCATTCAATGAACCTGCCAAATCTGCTGGCAACGGGCTCGTAGGAGTCGAGGTCAAATCCCATCAGTTGAACCTTCCTATTTCGTTGTAACGAATGCTCACGATGAATGAGGTTTCAGTAGGAAACACTTTCATTGCCTCTTCCAATATGAAACAACGCTCACATGGTTTGTTTTCTTGACATGTGCATTTTTGTTCTAGCCACTGGTACATCAATTTGTGAATGATGTGCGTTTTGCGTAGTTGATTGTCATCATTCACTGTGGGCCTCTTGTGGTGTGACCATCTCAAAATCGGCTGGTTTCATAATCATCAGCGTTGCTACTGCGTAGGCACATGCTTTTGATTCGGCGATTCGGCCGCTTAGTTCTAAATCCACACTCAGATTGTGGAGTAGGCGAATAGCGTCATTTGCTTTCATTGTTTCCCTCTGTTTTGTTTACCGTGTATTCCCCAGCCAGTGAACCCACTAGCAATGCCACAGCTGCACGGACAGCGTGACTCATGTTTTTGTAGTTGCCTGCCTGCATCTGTGCATCGAGGATTTTGTAATCCTCTAATGGAATGCGTACGGCAACGGTAACAGTTTCCTGTTTCATAGTTTCCCTTTCGGTGTTCATGGGTTTAGCACCCTCTTTTCCATCGTGCCACGATTGGCTTACGAGATTTACAAATGAATGTTTGCAGGTTCATGCAGTTTTGTGTTCGGATAGCACCCCAGCCCCATGGCCCTACTGGCGGCCAAAATCGGCGACCGTCATCAAACCCTGTGAATGCGATTCTGTCCACCACGATTGCCTGCTGGCGTGGTGTGTACCTGGATGCATCGGTTGAGTGGCTGTACCGTAGCCATACACCCCTGGCAATACCGAATGCGCTGGTGTAGGAGCGTGTGCTGTGTTTCCAGTTAGAACCTGTCTCACATTGCGCTAGGCGATAGTAAAAGTGTTCGGCTAGCACTAGGTCATCGAATGATGATTTGGCGTTTGTTTGCGCTGGGAACATGAATGTTGCAAACAATGTGATGGCGATGAATCGTTTCATCGTTTATTCCTAGCATCCCACTGTCGCAATTTGTCGGCGAGGCGTATCACACACCAGGTGGTGACACTGCCCATGAGGCAGCCGAATGCAAATATTTCATCAGGGTTGGTCAGTTTTGCAAACATCATTTGGCGCAATCTTCACACTCGTCACCTTCAGCACACTGCTCATCTTGATTCAACGTGCTAATTGTGTTTATTGCGTTTAGCAACGTTCTAATGCTGTTGTTTCGTTCTTTATCAAAATTGAACTTTTTGGAATTGCGTTGCTGAATGATTGTGCAGTATTCCCAGTGGAGACCGTTAGTGCCAAAAACCATTGGTGCATCAACCTCAATTGAGATTGAATCCTTTTTGATGTCTAGCGCAATGTTCAATGCGTTGCACTTATCAATCAACTGTTGTTCAAGTGTGTTCATTGGTTTCCCTTTCGTTGTATCGGCTCGACCCGATGAATCAAGTATAGGCACATCTGCAAACAAATTGCAAACATTTACCAAACATTTTTTTGAGGGTTGGGGGTGGCAACCCCAGGGTCGGGAAACAAACCCCAGGGTTGCCATGTGCAGGGGAGTTGTCGAGACTCAACCCAACACAGAACTAGCGCCGTGGCAACGCTTTCCAGGCGGCCACCATACCATCGCCATCGTCACACAGGCTGTGGTCAATCTCGATGTGGAGGTGTGGGTAGCCAGGTGTGCCACCATTATTTTTTGCATCCCAAATGCGCCAGCCACGGCCTATGCGCCAGCCTTTACCGAATGCTGATTCCTTGCATCGGTACACATGTACCTCTTGGATGCCCAGCGTTTTGACTACATCGGGGCGAGTAAACCAGGCGACAGCCTCAGCCTTAGCGTCTTTATCTTCAATGAGAATGTCGAATGCCCTGCCTGTGCCGTGAACGCTGGGGTTCTTAGAACCACGCATCGGGCGCACTACCCATGTACCCCAATTTTTAGCGCCCCATCGGCGCTGGCATAACCACACAAGTTTTTCTGTGCCGTCACGCTTACCATCAGCATCACCATCCCAGCCGATGTATGGGTTTGGTTTTTTACTTGTTGCCACTTGTGCGCCCCATTGCAGGGTCGGATGGGTTTGCCCATCGCATGATTACAGGCAAGGCTGCAGCCCACAAAGCGTGGAGGGTTGCTTTAGGGTCGTTGGTGGCTGTCCACACTGGCAAGGCAGCTGCTACCAATGCACGGGCGTATGAGGCGAGTGCAGCCTGAAGTTTTGGGTTGAGGTTCATTTGTGGCCTTTCAGGTGGTCACGAAATAGGTCGGCGAGGTAGTCAAGTTTTTTGGAGTTTTCGCCGTGGTCACGGTTGTTTTGTCGGCGCATGAATTCGAGTAGGGCTACTACTACGGAGAACCCTCCACCGATTAGGGCAATGATGATTCCGTCACTCATGGCTAGTTTCGTATTCCGTATACACGGCATGTGCCACTGAAATTTCCCAAACCAACAAATAGCCTCATGCCGTCATAAGTGTTAGTCACATAATGAACTGACCCGACAGTTCCTGAATACATGCCTGTGTTTCCTGTGGTGACAGAAAAACGCCCCGTTACTGCCGTATAGGTGCTGGTTTGTGGGGCGCAAATTTCGAAGGCCATTAAACCTTGTGAACCACTAGCACCATCAAAACTGCCTACAGCGCCCTGCCCTAATGCTTGCCCAGCCAAAATGTTTTGGAATCCTGAACCACCACTGAGATAGACAGCGCTACCAGCATATGAATAGGCTGTTGAGGCATTTACACCTCCAGCCCGTTCTTGCCAAAACAGCATCGATGTTGATGTTGCACCAGTAATGGTGACCGTGCAGTAGTAGTTCAAATAGTCAGATGTGAAGATGTTATCGAATACAAATTGAGTGGCACTGCTCACTGTTTGTTCAGCAATCTTAAACATGCCCACAGTGTTCATTTGTGCTGCAGTTAATACTTGCCCTGTTGTAAATGTTGGAGGCGTAGCCATATCAAAATCCTAACTTGTTGTAATCGAGCCTGCCGAAAGTTGCGTTGTCTAATCTCAGATACGAGTTCAGTACGCCACCTGACAGGTAGAAAGTGAATCGTGAGCCCGATGGTGTTGCAGAAATAGTTACACCCTCGATGACACATGGGTAGGTCGTGCCTCTGAATGCGACATTAACCAAATAACCTGGTGATCCTGACACGCTAACTAGGCCGATTTTGTCCAGGTTGAAAACATTTTGTGCCTCAGCCATACAGGTGACAGATGTGATTGCCAGTTGTGGTTCGTCATAGTTCGCTAGCAAATAGTTTGCGTAGTCGTATGCGTTTGTAACGCTGGGGCTGAGAGTATTTACCTGGTATGTACGGCCACTGGTTGAACCTGCTGGCACTACTTGTTCGGCGTATGACTCAGGTGTGACAATGATTCTGGTGTAATAGTTATCAGCCAAACTGCCAAACGAAATTTCGTTGTATACCTGATTCGTTGAATCGTTTGTTGTGTCTGAAAAATTGATGGTCGAAATACGGTCGTCAAATGGTGACACCAAACTAAAAGAACCTGCTAGACCGTCATTCGGATTGGAGTCCACTAACCGTGCATTGGTGGTGAGCGCTACTTGTGAAACCCAATCACCCCAGGTGTTGTCAATGTTTGTTGCAGCTATTTGTGGCGTGTTTGTTGTTGGGAAAAATGTGCAAAAGAATCCTGTTTGCAGATTCATGTTTATGAACTGTTCATTGGCTGTGCCTGCTGACATTGCGTAACCATTGCCATAGGCTCGCCCGGCCTCAGCAAAAAATCCCTCAACATCTATAAACAAATAATCTGACACGCCTACGCCTGCCGAATATGGGATGCCGTACTCTGCCGACACATTTGCAATTCTGCCTGTATAGATTCGATAATTGCCACTGCCTGGCGTTGTGTTGAGTACCCGAATAAATGTTTGAGGTACTAGTTCAGCAATTGGCGATGCATAACCTGTTGGGTAGCGAAATGTGAATTGTGCCGTTGATGCTTTAATTTGTTCTAGTTGCGCCTGGTTGCCAATGTTTATTGTCATCGACTCTAAATTTGTGAGCGATGTCCATGATGTTCCATTAACAGAATAACTAACTGAGTATTGTTGCAGAGTCATTAATAGAGTCCACTCACCTTGATTGGCACACTGCCATTGCGTCTCATGTATGTGCGTAGTGCATCTACTACAGCATTCGGGTCGCCACCGTTCACATTGATTTGAACATTGGTATCGCCACCCATTCGGCCCATTTTGCTAAGAGGAATGACAGCCTCAGGTTCACCAGCCTCAGCAATCAATGCAAGTGTTCCACCTGGGGTGGGGCGCACAATGCCACCATCTGCTAGCGCTGTGATGCGTGATGTCGATAGCCCCTCAGTATCAGGGCCGCCTGAACGAATGCGAGGCAATGTCACATGATTAAGCGTTTTAATATCGGGCAAACCTGGAATCAAGTTATAACCACGAATGATGCCGTTGATGACCATAATCCAGCCATTAATGATGGTTTCAAAATATCCCAACACAAAATTCGCCACCGTGTTTACAACATTACGGAAACCCTCAAACTTTTTATAGGCAACACCTAGACCTACAACTAGTAATGCAATGCCAGCTGCAATGGCACTAAATGGGTTCAATGCCATAGCTGCATTGACGGCCATAATTGAGATGGCCACAGCACCGATAGCCAATGCAATGATTTTGAATGTTTCAGGATTTTTAGCGGCCCAATCACCAAACTTTTGCAACACAGGTAGAGCGGCCTCAACCACGGGAATTAGTGACGCACCGATTGATTCTTTCGTTTCATCGAATGAAACCTTGAGGCGTTGAAAACGACCCTGCACAGTGTTAGCGGCCTCAGCAGCTGCACCACCGAATGTGCCGTTGAGTTTTTTCATTACCTCTTCAAGTGATGCGCCGTCTTTTATCATCCCTCTGAGTTCGGGCGCAATCATCCCTAGTGCTTTATAGTTTCCACCGTAAGCCTTTTCCAATGCTTTTGAGACTGTTTCTAAATCAACAGATTTTGCACTGGCTATATCCATAGCAAGGCTTGCGGCCTTTTGTGCTTTAGTAATGTCGCCAGTGACACGAATCAAGCCTGATAGGGCTGGCCTCAACTTTTCATCGGTGACTCCCAGCAATTGACCCTGGGTTGAAATCCAATCTTCATTGGCCGCTATCTGTGCATCGGTTGCCTTAGTTGAACGCCTTATTTGTTTTGCTAGCAAATCCTGTGCAGCTGCATCCTCGATTGCACCTTTTGTGGCATCAAATAATGCAGCCCCAACGCCAGCCAATGCAGCGGCCGCTGGGATGGCCGCTTTTTTAATTGCATAGCCAGCCTTAGCGCCTGCACCCTCTAATTGTGCAAACTCTTTTCGTGCTTTAGAGATGGCATCGCCACCCTTCCATTCAGCAATGATGGGGATACTGATAGCCATTTATTTCAACTCTCGTTCGATGCGCCTGGACATTTCCAACACCAATTGTTGCATCTCCTGGGTGACCTTGTCAGCCGATGCCTCAGATGCTGGAGTGAGAACACGCTTTTGGCGACCCTCAACATCTCCAATCATGCCTGGGAATCGATACGCACGAGATGCAATAGATGCCTCTAAACGGTTGCCTGCTGTTTTGCCGATGGTTTCAAACACGCTGGTTGCAGGGTCACGCTGTTGAATGAGAATCACATTTTGTGAGCGTTTACCTGTGTTGATTTTTAGGCCTAACCCTCGCCGTGCTTTCGCTGGGTTGAACGGGAATATTTGTCTGCCGTTGATTGTCCATTTTCGTGCCATACCTGAGACAGGTTGAACCTGGGGATAGATTCGGCGAGCCTCTTCAAACACTGGTTCAGCAATTTTTCTAGCGTCACGGGTGAACTGTTTGCGTAGTTCTTTATCAATTTTGCCCAGGGTTTTGATTGTCTCTTTAGCCCCTAGAACCTCAATTTTTGCTGTGGCGCTCATCGTTTTTTGTTTGCCTCTTCCATGACATCGAACACGGTCAGCATTTCTGCTGTGTCGAATGGGATTTGTGGAGGCCAATAACCTGTCTGCAATAGCAATGTGGCTAATGCTCGGATGATTGAGCCTCGTTTGTAGGGTTTGCTGTGTCCCCCGAAATCACATCGATGGCGTTGATTCGTTTGATGTAGTCATCAAATACTGCAGGCACTGTGATGCCCTGTTGCTTGCAGCTTTCATATGCCATGAATGCTAGGTGTTCCATACCTACGCCTGTTGCCAAATCGGATGCTTTCATTTTGAATTTGCGTTCGAATGCAACGATGGTGAATAGGTTGGTTTGCACCTCGTACGGTTCGCCGTCTATAGGCGTGACTCTGATAGTGATGTTCATGTTTCCCTCTCGGTTGTTTGTTTATGGGGCTGTGATGTCACGAACCCATGTGCCTCCCACCCATGATGTCTCGACCTGGGCAATTTCGCCCACGGTTGAATTCACAGGTGTGTACGAGGCCAACATGCAATTCGAAATGACAAATTCGGGATTGCTGGCTGATTCTGTAGTGCCTGATGGTGAGATGGTGAGGGTCGTGTTGCCCTGTCCTACGCACGATGCAAGGATTGCCTCAACCTCGGATGCGCCGTAGGAGAGGAAAAATGTGATAGATGCCTCAACGGTTTGAAGGCCACCAGCAAATTTGTGGCCGCCATCGCCGAATGCTGTCACCTCGAGTGAGTCCTGTCCGATGGTGAGAACACAAGTGTTTGCCTGGTCACTCAAATCGGTAGTAGTTGCACCCTGGGTGATGTTGATGGTTGCGTTGCTGAGAAAGGTGGTTGTACTCATTTTGTTTTCCTTTGTTAGTTGCGCCGTACTGCTACGGCAATTGTGAGGTCGTATGTTGGGAGTTCTTGACCCCCGAATGTTGCAAGCCCTGGGCGAGCATCTACAACAGCGATAGGTGAATTCATGATTGTGTCCACCGTGGTAAGTAAATAATTTGAGGCATCCTGGTTGCCAGGTGGTGGCGCTAACACTTGCACAGGCACACGAATATCGCCCACATTGTATGTGTATGAATCGAGTGTGGGTAACTGAATAAACACACAGTAGGGGCGAGCGTTTCGTGGGTCTGTTACAGCGCTAAGCCCTAACGCTGTAAGTGCGTTTTTTGTGGCTGTTACTGCCTCGTAAAGAATGCCCGATGCCATCACGCCACCTGTGGGCGTGTGCATCCCAGGAGTTGCATGATTCGACCTAGGCCGCCTGTTGGTTGTGGAACAATGCCCATAGTTTCATATGAGGCAAATCCCTCTGCAGCTCCACGCTCACGGTACAAACTCATAGCGTATAGACCCGTACCTAGACGAACATCAGCACCTGGGTTTGCATACGGTAAATCGTTATATCCCGATTCACGCCGTTTACGAAACGCCCAATCGTTCCCAGCATCGACACATTCTTGCAGATAAACCAAATCATCGCCTGTGGGAACAAATCCCAACATGTCTTCGACATATTCAACATCAACCCAATTGCACACAATGTGAACAATTCCGTCAGTGTCAAACTGTGCGATGGTGGTGTTGCCGTGATGGTAAGTAACCGTCAGGTTTGTTGTCGATACTGCAGTAACGGTTGCATTGTTTGTGTTTGCATCTGTGGTGACGCCGTAGATGCTTATTTTTTCGCCTACCTTGATGCCATCAACATTGGCAAGGGTAAGAGTCCACACACCTGAAACGGCAGAGGCCTTTTCAACCTCTTTGTTTAGATATATGCCCATCTCTTACCCTCGCCGTTGCTGTGTCTGATTTAGACGAATGCAGCCTTGATGAACTTTGTGGAGTCAATCACCTGGGCTGATGCGTAGCCACGGAATGCAATTTGGCGTGACAACTGCGATGGCTGTTCAAGTGAGACAGCACCCTTTTGCTGTTCGTAATACTCCATACCTGATGGGTCACCCAGGATGAGTGTGCCACTGGTGAGGTTTCTGTCCACGACTACACGACACCCGAACATATTCATCATGGTGTCGGATACGCCTGCACCTGTACCGAATGCGTTCATTGGGCCAACCTGTGGGAACAGTGGTCGGTCTGCTGTATCGCTCAATGCGCCAGCGCTCGCCCAACGGTTAGGGGCCATGTAAACGGTTGATGGCAGGTTGCCGTTTGATGCAACGAGAATGTCAGATGCAGCTGTGTAAAACCAGGTCACCCATTCGACAGGGTCAGTGATGTTGGCCGCTGTGAAATTGTTGGTGTTGGTTACACCTGATTCAAGCACACCACAGGCGTAGTCGTCTGTTTGATTTGCGTAAATGCGACCCATGTCATCGAGCATTCCCGAAAGAATCTCAGGGCTAGACCAATCAATTGAGGCCTCTGAGACATTGACATAGCCACCGAAAATGGATTTCGTGAATTGCACATCATCTACAACAAATGTGCCGTCA